ATTTTCTGAAAAAGCACATTGTGCCTCTAAAAAAAGGCGAGGTAGTAAGAGGTGAACCTCAAAAGGTTTGCATAAAGTGTAAAAAACGCCAGTGGATGTGTACCTGCTGGAAGATAATGAAAGGAAGATATTATGCCTAAAGACGCATGTTACCATAAGGTGAAAGCCAGATATAAGGTTTTCCCATCAGCGTATGCTTCAGGAGCTATTGCTAAATGTAGAAAAGTTGGGGCCGCAAACTATGGCACTGGTGGTAAAAAGAAAAAGAAAGCAATGGGTGGTGGATTAAACGCAGCCATTGAAAAAGTAAAAAAAGAAACAATGACTGCCAAAGAGGGCAAAGTTGTTAGAATGACAAAAAGAAAATCTAAGAATAAAAACATAGCCAGAGGTTGTGGTAAGATTATGTCAAACAGACGTAAGGTCACAAAGTATTCCTAATGGCTGTAAGAAAAACAAAAAAAGGATTAGCTTTAAAACGATGGTTCAAGGAGGACTGGAGAGATGTTAAAACGGGTAAAAAATGTGGTCGTCAAAAAGGTGAGAAGAGGGGTACGCCTTATTGTCGCCCAAGTAAAAGGATTAGTTCAAAAACTCCGAAAACTACTAAGGAGATGACTTCTACTGAAAAGCGTAGTAGAATAAGTCAAAAGAATCGGTTGGGTCAACCTGCTGGTAAACCAAGAAGAGTACAAGCATTAAGAAGAAAAAGGAGTAAGTGATGCCTGGTAAAAAAAGAGATCTTAAAAAGATAAAAAAAATAACTTTAGATAAAGCAAAACCCTCTGCTAAAACTGGCAAAGGCATGATGAAGTCAGGAAGAATTAAGGGTAAAATGATGGGTGGCACAATGAAAAAGCCAGTCATGGCAGCTAAAGGTAAAATGAATGCTGGTCTTAAAGCTTTTTTAGAAAAGAAAAAGAAAAAGAAAAAGTAAATGACAACTTCAAACTCAAGAGATTTTAACTTAGATGTAGCCGAACTTATTGAAGAATCATACGAAAGATGTGGTTTGGAAATGAGAACTGGTTACGATGCTAGAACTGCAAGACGTTCTTTAAATCTTATGTTTGCTGATTGGGCGAACAGAGGATTAAATTTATGGACTGTAACACAAGAAACAAAAGCAGTAACCTCTGGTACGGCTACCTATACTTTATCTAGTGAGTTTGTTGATTTATTAGAAGTTGTTTTAAGAAATAGTTCTGGTACAGATTTTACACTTACACAAATGAGCCGTGGTGAATATTTAAGAATACCGAACAAAGATAATAGTGGACAACCAAGTCAATATTTTTTTGATAGACAAACCACTCCTACAATCACATTGTGGTCAACACCAGATACTTCTTACACATTGGTTTATTACTATGTAAGAAGAATACAAGATGCAGATAGTTTGGTTAACACAACAGACGCACCATTTAGATTTTTACCGTGCATGGCTGCTGGACTTGCCTATTATATATCTATGAAAAAAGCACCAGAAAGAATACAAATATTAAAAAGTGTCTATGAAGAAGAGTTTCAAAGAGCCATGTCAGAAGATGCCAATAGCACACCTTTAAAACTAACACCGAATATATCATACTTGAGGTACTAATGGCTAGGTACGCAAGTGGCAAGAAAGCATGGGGTTATTCAGACCGATCTGGATTTCGTTATCGCCTTCGTGACATGAGAAAAGAATGGAATGGTTTAAAAGTTGGCCCAGATGAGTATGAAGCTAAACATCCACAGTTAGAACCAAATTACCCTGGCCCAGATCCAACTGCACTGTATGAACCGAGACCAAACCAAGATACTGACTTAACTTCATTTGTGGTATACACAAATGCTGGAGATGGTATAATAGGTAAAAAATTAACAAGTTTTGAGGCTACAACTAGCCTTGGAGAAGTGACAGTGAGTACATCATGAGTTTTACATTAACTACATTAAAACAATCTATTCAAGATTGGACAGAAAACACTGAATCAACTTTTGTAGCAGAGTTAGATTTTATTATACAGAATGCAGAAGAAAGAATATTTAAGTCTGTAGATTTAGATTATTTTAGAAAAAATGTTACTGGTTCTATGACAAGTGGCAATAAATTTTTACAAAAGCCTTCTGATTACTTAGCTGCACACTCTTTATCTTATGTTAACACTAGCAGTGAAAATGTTTTTTTATTACAAAAAGACGTAAACTTTATTCAAGAATACACTGCTAATCCTGCTACAACTGGAGAACCAATTTACTATGCACAATTTGATGTAGACAATTTTATTGTTGCTCCAACACCAAATGCAGACTTGGCAGTAGAGTTACACTATTATTATAGACCAGCTTCACTTACGACAATCGATTCAGAGACTACATGGATTAGCACAAACGCACCAGATGCACTTTTATATGCTTGTCTCGTAGAAGCATACACTTTTATGAAAGGTGAAAATGACTTGATTCAGTTATATAACTCGCGGTATACAGAAGCATTGAGTCGTTTAAAGGTTTATGCAGAAGGCAGAAATTACTCAGACTCTTATAGGGACGGACAGGTAAGACAAGCGAAGAGTTAATGAAAGATAAAAGTGTTGCTATTGTTGCACTAGGCAATAGTTTTAACGAATATATACTAGCAAAAATTAGAAGTGAAAAGTTTGATGAAGTTTGGACTATAAACGCTATGTCTTCAGCAATTTATCATGACAAGTGTTTTATGATGGATCCTCCCTCTAGATTTCTTGATACTCCAAATGCTGGAAAACAAACAAATGCAATGGCAGATAGACTACAAGCTAAACTTGGAATCCCTATTTTTTCTTGTTGTTTAGATGAAAGATGTCCAGATGTTGTCGAATATCCTTTACAAAAAGTGATTCAAAAAACTGGTTATGCTTATTTAAACAATACTGTAGCGTATGCTTTTGCATATGCCGTGGCACAAGAAGTTTCAGATATGCATTTGTATGGAATTGATTTCACTCACAAAGCTGTTAATTTTGCAGAAGCAGGCAGAGCTTGTTGTGAGTTCTGGTTGGCGATTGCAGCAACAAAAGGAATAAAATTACACATTGCACATAGTTCTTCTTTGCTTGATATGAATGTACCAGATGATCAAAAGCTATATGGCTATCATAGACTAGATGATCCTTTAATATCAACCACAACTCAAGGTGAGATGTTAATAACAAGAAAATCTAAACTAGAACCTCCAGAGCCATTAGATGCAAAACCTAATATAATTGGTAGAGAGGACATACCTGGAGTCACATATGATGATATGGAAAAAAAGTAAAGAAGTAGTTCTCGATTGTTTTACTGTTGAAGATAGTGTTGCACAACATTTTCCAATAAGAGAAACAACCTTTTTTAAATCAAAAGCAATAAAAGATATTCCTAAACAAAACATTGAGTCAAAACTAACTCGGCTAGAACATCCTCAATATTGTAATGGGTTTCAAGATTTGATGAAATATGGTTTTATAATGCCTTGGTGGACTGAAACATACATAGAAGGTGATCTTGTTAATGGTGAATTTAAACTTAAATTTGATTCTCATATAAAAAGTCATCAAACACATTTATTCCAATATGGTTTAAATTCAGAAGATTATGCACGATATCAAGAAAAAACTGATTCTGTAGTTGTAAGGATGACAAGTCCTTGGAAGATAAAAGCTAATGACAAAATGTTATTTCTTCAAACCAATACTTGGGTATACAATATGAAAAATACTTTTATGCCTTTAAATGGTTTATTAGACTTTTGGTGGAATCATAATGCAAATGTAGTTGTTGCAATAACTAAACAAAATAATCTTCGATATCATTTTAATCCTGGAGAACCATTGTTACAATATATACCCACAGAAAAAATAAATTTAAAAATTAAAATTCATGTTATAGATGATATAGAACATTTTAAATTAGATGCACCATTTACTTTTTTTCAAAACAGACTTAACAAATTAAGAAAGTGGAGTTTAAAAAGATGAAGTTTGAAAACTTTATATTATCAATACCAAATTTTATGCCTAATGATGCTTGTGACGATATCGTTAAAGCATTTAAGATAACAGACTTAGATCCAATAAAAGGTTGGAAAGAGAACAATAATCAAACAGATAGAAAAGATATTTCTTTATCAGGAAGAGAAGTTTTAAGAGATTTGAAAGCTACCGATGAAAACGGACAACCTTTGAATGCGGTATCTTTATTTAGAGAAACTTTAAATATTGGCTTATCACATTACTTAGACAATGTTGATATGTTGAAAGAAAAAATAGAACACCAAATAGGTTATTTTAATACAGATACTTACAAATGGCAAAAAACTCTCGTGGGTGGAGGATATCATAAATGGCATTATGAAAATACTCTTGAAAAAAGAAGAGAGCTTGTATGGACTTTATATTTAAATGACGTAGAAGAAGGAGGAGAAACTGAGTTTTTATATCAACACACGAGAATAAAACCAGAAAAAGGATTGTTTACTATTTTTCCTGCAAACTGGACGCACACACATAGAGGCAATCCTCCTATATCTAATGAAAAATATATAGGAACTGGATGGTATACATTTCATTACGATGAATTGAGTATGTTCAATAGAGGAATAGAATATAACACATTAACATTAGGATAACAGAAGGAATTAATTATGTTTAAAGTAGGAGTATCACAAGTAGGAAGTGTAAATGTTCACACCTCTGATAAAGGTGGTTTAGATAATGAACAGATAGCTGATTTAGCAGTGGATAAAATAGTTAGTATTTCTGATCAAGCACCTCCACACATAAGGCAACAAGCACAACAATTTAGAGATCATCTTAAAAAAGTATTGTATCATTACATACTCTTGGCAAGAAAGGAAGAGCGTGGTAGTATAATTCATATCTTAAGATCGAATGGTCACAAAGAAATGGCTGAATATATAAGGAGACTCTAATATGGCTATAGCACAAGCAATGTGTACTTCCTTCAAGAAAGAGTTACTAGAAGGTGTACACAATTTTAAAAACTCAGGTGGAGATACTTTTAAGTTAGCTCTATACGCAGAAGGTGGTGGTGGTAAATCATCAACAACTGCAACACTAGGAGCAACCACAACTGCATTTACTACAACTGGTGAAGTTGCAAACAGTGGTTCATACAGTTCTGGTGGTGGCACTTTAACAAGAGTAGATCCAACTACATCTGGAACAACAGCGTTTACAGACTTTGCTGATTTAAGTTTCACAACTGCAACAATCACAGCAATGGGAGCTTTAATTTATAATAGTTCTGATAGTAACAAAGCTGTTTGTGTATTAGATTTTACATCTAATAAATCATCTACATCTGGAACATTTACAATACAATTTCCAACTGCTGACGCTTCCAACGCTATTATTCGTATAGCATAAGGAGTCCTCAATGGCGAACATCGCTTGGGGTGAACAAGGTTGGGGTCAAAACAAGTGGGGTGGTCAACTAGACGTTAGCTTTAGCGTTACTGGTTTTGAAGCCACCACATCACTTGGCAACGAAGAAATTTTTATTGCTAATGTTGCTGAGCCTACTGGAGTATCTGCTACTACAACTTTAGATTTTGATCCTACAACAGATTTAGTTATACCAGTTACTTTTTCTGTCACTGGAGTATCTGCCACTGCTGGATTTTTATCTGGTTGGGGTAGTTCTGCTTGGGATGCTGGAGTATGGGGTGGTGGTGTTTTTGCCGATGTAGGTCAAATACTTCCAATGACTGGTGTTGAAGCCACTGGTCAATCTAATAATCCAACCGTTACTGGTACAACATCTTTTGCCGTCACTGGTGTACAAGGTTCTGGTGAACTTGGAGACGAAGGCACTGTCCCACAAAACTTAGTTGCAGTAACACAATCTGCAATGACTGGATCTGTTGGTAACACGGTAGAAACTGGAACTGGAACTTTTAGTCTAACTGGTAATTCTGCTGAAACTCTAATTGCAGGAACATCATCTTCTACAATAACTTTTACTGTGACCGTTGTTAGTGGTAATCCTTCAAACCATCCTTATTACAATCAAGGATCAACAAATAAGTACGCTATTAATGGATCGACTGCTACCAGTGATGTTACTTTAACCATGTATGAAGGTAACACTTATAGATTTGATCAAAGTGATAGTAGTAATGATGGTCATCCAATTAATTTTTATGAGACTGCGGATAAAAACACTGCTTATAGCAGTGGTGTTACTTTTAACATAGATGGTTCCACTGTTTCACGAGATCAGTATGTAGACAGTAGCACTTTTAACGCAGGCACAACGAGATATATAGAAATAACTGTCCCAGCTGGAGCACCAACATTGTATTATCAATGTTATAACCACGCTCTGATGGGATATTTTGGAACCACTCCTTTTTCTGTATTAATAGTAACGACAACTGGAGCACCAACTACTGGTGTTGTAGGAACAACTGCTCTAGGAGATGAAACAGTTATAGGAACTGCTGATGTTGCAGTCACTCTAGCTGGTCTTAGTATTAGTGTAGGCACACTTGCCTTAACTGGTACTTCTGTGGTATCTTTAACTGGAGTTAATGCAACTGGTTCGACTGGTGAAGAACAAGTTTATAGTTTAATTAAACCCACGCAAGTGGCTAACTGGATAGAGAAGGCAGCATAATGGCAACATATGTTAACAATTTAAGATTAAAAGAAATAGCAACTGGTGATGAATCAGGAACATGGGGTACTTCAACCAATACAAATCTTGAATTAATTGGTGAAGCACTAGGTTTTGGTACAGAAGCCATAACCACAAATGCTGATACACATACTACAACTGTAGCAGATGGATCGGCAGATGAGGGCAGAGCCATGTATATTAAATATACTGGTACATTAGATTCTGCATGTACAATAACTATAGGTCCAAATACTTTAAAAAGAGTCCACATGATTGAGAACGCTACAAGTGGATCACAAAATATAATTATATCACAAGGCTCTGGTGCAAATGTAACCATAGGTCCAGGCGATACAAAAGTCGTTTACCTTGATGGTGCAGGTTCTGGTGCAGCTGTTGTAGATGCTTTTGTGGATTTAGATTTATCTGGTGGTTCTGTAAATGTGAGCACAGTCAAAACTAATTCTGGTGATATGACATTTGATTCTGCTGGAGATATTATTCTCGATGCAGATGGTGCTGATGTTATATTTAAAGATGGCGGAACATCTATTGCACACTTAACAAACTCAAGTAGCGATTTTGTTATTGAAACAAAAGTACAAGATAAAGACTTTATTGTAAAAGGAAACGATGGTGGCTCTGGTATTACAGCACTTACAATTGATATGTCTGGTGCTGGAGCGGCGACTTTTAACAATGATGTAACTGCTTTTTCTGACGAAAGACTTAAAGAAGATATACAACCTATTGTTGGTGGACTTGAAAAAGTTATGCAACTACAAGGTGTAAGTTACAAAAGAAACGATGTTGAAAATGCTAAAACACAGATAGGTGTGATAGCTCAACAAGTCGAATCAATCTTACCAGAAGTTGTTTTGACTGCCGATGATGAAATGGGTACAAAATCAGTTGACTATTCTAAGATGACTGCTGTACTAATAGAGGCAGTAAAAGAGTTAAAACAAGAAATAACACAACTAAAACAACAAATAAATAACGGAGCATAATAAGTGGCGATACCAAGTTCTGGACAATCTTTATCTTTCTCTGCACTTAGAACTGAATTTGTTGGTGGGTCTAGTGCAATTAGTTTAGGTGACCTTTACAGAGGTGGTTCTAATATTTTAAAAAAAGCTGGAGATAATCAAGCTACAAATCTTGCAGCTAATGTTGCCACTTCTGGTGCATTAGATGTTAGTGATTATTACGATCAAGCAAAAGGATTTACTTTCACTTACTCTACTACTTTTTTGAGTGGATCAAGTGGAACAGATCAAAATGTATCAACATTGTTTGGTGATGATTATGATGTTAATTATCCAAAGAATGTTGTCATACCATCAGGTATAACACTAGGATCTAACAACACAGCAGAATATGGTTTAGAAGTAGATTCTGGTGGAGCTGGTACAATAACAATTACTAATAACGGAAACATTATTGGAGCGGGTGGAGCTGGTGGATCAGCTGGAGCCGCAGGTACTGGTGGAGCGGGTGGAGCTGGAGGCAATGGATCAGCTGGAGGCGATGCCGTAAAAGCCGCAGTTGCATGTACCATTATAAATAACGGAAGTATCTTAGCTGGAGGCGGTGGTGGAGCCGCTGGTGGTGGAGGTGGACTAGGTGGAGCTCTTCAACAACAGCAACAAACCACTGGTCAACAAGGTCCGACTTATTATGCTGGTGGATATGCTACACAACAATATATTTGGCAAGGAATTTTTCAACAAGGTTTTGGAAACCCTATAGGTGCTCAAGCTAACTGGGGTCCTGGAAATCCAGATGGTATAGTTGGGACAACAGCATCATCTCATCCTCGTTATATTCCAGGTTTGGCTGGACAGACTTCATTTACATTTGGACAGTATACTTATTATAGAGGTGGCTATAGAGGTGCTAACCAATTTAATACTTTCAACGCCCTCTATAATATATATAGACAATTTCCTCAATCACAACAAACTCAAGTGGCTGGACATGCAGGAGCCGCAGGTGGAGCTGGTGGATTAGGAAGAGGATTTAATAATCAACCTGGTGGAGACTCTGGTGCATCTGGTGGTTCTGGAACAACTGGTCAAGCTGGAAACGGAGGAAACGGTGGAACTGGAGGCGATGGTGGTGGCTATGGTCAAGCTGGTGCAGCTGGTCAAGCTGGTCAAGCGGGAACAAACTCATCTACTAATGGATCTGCCGCAGGTAGTGCAGGTAGTGCGGGAGCAGCAGGTAACTACATCGAGGGATTTTCAAACGTAACTTTTACAAACAACGGCACAGTCGCAGGAGGCACAGAATAATGGCTATATCATATACATGGGCTATACAAAAACTTTATACAAAAGATATAACAGAGGGTGGTCAAACTTATACTGATGTTATAAAAA